ACAGGTACATTTGCTGGTGAATCGTTTGTAGTTTTGAAAATCATCCATATATTTTTCCATCATAGATCTGCCTCCGGACCTTGACGCTTTTTCAAGGCCTTACTTAAACTTTGTCTCTCTTCTACAACTTTGCCAGCAATAGTTGCAGTATTATTATTGTTAATAAATCCGCCAATCTGTGTATGACGAGTTTGTGCATCTGGTGCAGGAAGTCCATCAACTGGTTTATTAGTTAGAGTCATTCTAACATTACTTTCTACATACTCCCACCCGCTGCCATTAAATCTAAACAGCCTATTAGGCATATAGTCTGTGCGTAAGTGGTATGCACCGATACCTGGATTGAAAGGATATTCTATGCCAAATGTGTAAGGTGCTCCGTTAGGCGGTTTGCCGTCACCTTGATATGCGCTGATATAAACATCTTTATCGGGTGTAACAAAGATAGAACTTGCATCTGCTGCGGTTCCTTCGTAGCTGGCATCAACATCCATGTCCGTTGTATCACGTACATCTAGTGTTTGATTATCATCTTTTAAAGGAAGAATATAAAACTGCTCAGTATCGTAACCGCTTAGACCTGCATCTTCTTCTGCTTGTGCAATAATCTGATTGTTGATTGCAATATTTTGATTGTAAGTAGAAAGAATATCGCGCAGACTGTTTGCTCCGTCGCCGCTATCTTGATCAAGAATATCTTTGTATTCTTGTCCATCTACTAACGGCTCGCACTTAGCACGAAGCAAATGAGGATACCATGTTTGACTGTAACCGCTTGCAGGACGAGAAACATCGGATACAACATAAAAACGTTTAAGTGCAACCATATCATCACCTAAGGCATACTCATCTTTTAAGTGAGGTAGCTCTAGCACATCTCCTGCCATTAACTTTCTACCTAAAAGCTCTACTATTCCCCTTAGGTGGAAAGTTATCATAATGTTATCATTAGTTAAAAAGAATCCAAACTGTTGCAGGTTAAAATCTAAGTCCTGCATAGTATAGATCCCGCGACTAACATATACATCTTTTTCGTATTTTCTATCTCTGTTTTCCATAAACAGTACATCTTGTATTCCTAGTTCAGGAATAGGATTACTATTAACGGGTGTAGTAGGTGTTGCTTCACCTTCTGCAGGATCAACAGGACCTAAGTATTTGTGAATAACAATGTCTGTGCCGCCCACTTGAAACTGCTCGTATATAACACGATCAAGCATACGGAAATCATTGCCTTTTTCTGGGCGGTAAAGAGATAGTCTTGGCATAGTCGTATATTTATTGCTAAATATTGGTATGAACGAACTTGACACCCAAAGGCAAAACGTAGTCGAATATATCCGCACAATGCTAGGTGACGGAATGATCGATGTTGAACTCGATGCTAAACACTACAATATTGCCATAGACCGAGCTCTAGCAAAGTATAGACAGCGTAGTTCTAACGCTGTTGAAGAAAGTTTCGGCTTTTTAACCCTGCAAACAGACGTCAATGATTACATCCTTGCACCCGAAGTTATGCAAGTTCGTCAAGTTTTCCGTAGAAGTGTTGGTAGCAGAACAGGTGGCGGAGATGGCGGAACTCTGTTTGAGCCCTTTAACCTAGCCTACACAAACATGTATCTAATGGCCAGCACACAAATGGGCGGCATTGCTACCTATTATATGTTTGCTAGCTACCAGAAAGAAGTTGGTAAAATGTTTGGTAGCTATATTAACTTCGATTGGAATCCTACAAGCAAGCGCCTACGCATTTCTCAGCGCCCTAGAGGTGAAGAAAACGTACTATTATGGATGTACAATCAAAAGCCTGATTTTACTATTATTCAAGATCCTTACTCCGGTATCTGGATCAAGGACTACGCACTGGCAAACTGTAAGGTTATGCTAGGCGAAGCTCGCGAAAAGTTCGGTCAGATCGCAAGCCCGCAAGGCGGAACTAGTCTGAACGGTACTGCTCTAAAAGCAGAGGGCAAGGCTGAAATGGAAGCCTTAGAGTTGGATTTAATTAATTACAAAGATAACCAAACCCCATTGACATTTGTCATCGGCTAATATAAATTATAGTATCGCAAGGGGATACTCATGATTGTTGGCTTCGTCGGTTTTATTGGTTCAGGTAAAGATACTGCCGCAGATTATTTGGTAAATTTTCACGGATACCGACGAGATTCGTTCGCTAACACACTTAAAGATGCAGTAGCCTGTGTTTTTGGCTGGGATCGTACTTTACTCGAAGGACGCACAAAAGAAGCCCGAGAATGGCGCGAGCAGGTAGATACTTGGTGGGCAGAGCGTTTAGCTATGCCTAATTTAACGCCTCGTTGGGTCTTACAATATTGGGGCACAGATGTTCTACGTAAAGGATTCCATGATGATATTTGGATTGCCAGCCTAGAAAACAAAATGCGTAAAACAGGCGATAACATTGTTATTAGCGATGTACGCTTTCCTAACGAAATTAAAGCTATTCACAACGCAGGTGGAATTGTAGTACGTATCAAGCGGGGTGACGAGCCTGAATGGTATCAAGATGCTGTTAATATGAACGCAGGAAATACAAACATGAGTTGGCTCATTAGTACAGACCGAATCAAGAAGCTAGGTATTCACGCAAGTGAAACTAGTTGGGTTGGTGGAGATATTGATCATACTATTTTTAACGATACTACCATCGACGATCTATTTGAGCAGATTAAAAATCTGGTGTCAGATCGCCCCGACGCCAAGGCAGCTTGAGTTTGTGCAACAGCCTTTGACAATTAGCGCATACAGTTTTTAGATTAGAATACTTACAGTTGCTTAGGTCTCCGTCAATGTGATAAACATCAAACTGATCTAAGTCTTCTCCTTTAAAGCCGCATCTATCACATGCGGCTTTCTTTTTGTATCCACTGGTTAGCCAAGTAGGTCGGGCTGTCTTATAACTTTTAGCACAGTGGTCGCACATTGACCTGTAGAATACTCTATCACCCTTACGATAGTTGATAGCTACTGGCCTTCTTTGACATTTTTTACAAAGATCGCGCATACACCGCCCTTTTTGTTCCCTTTTATCCTGTATTTAACCCAGTATTTTTTATCCATTCCCACTAAATATACAAAAGAAAAACCATTTATGGGAGATTAACAAATGGCTTTAAATTCACCAGGCGTACAAGTAAGTGTTATCGATGAGAGTTTCTACCTACCGGCAGCACCTTCCACTGTACCTATGATTTTTGTTGCAACCGCAGCCAACAAGCAAAATGCTAGCGGTACGGGCACAGCACCAGGCACATTGCCTGAAAATGCTGGCCAAGTTTATTTGATTACTAGCCAGCGTGATTTAACTGATACCTTTGGAACTCCATTGTTCTATCAGGATGCCAGTGGTAATCCAGTACATGGCGGCGAACAAAACGAATACGGTCTTCAGGCTGCTTATTCCGTACTAGGAGTAAGTTCTAGAGCATACGTAGTTCGTGCAGATTTAGATCTAAGCCAACTAACTGCATCGAGCACTATGCCTGTAGGCGAGCCTGTAGATGGAACATATTGGATTGACACTTCTAATACCAAGTGGGGTGTTTTTGAGTGGAACACAAGTTCTGATAGCTTTACTAACAAAGTACCTTTAGTAATTGATAACGACAACTATGCAACTGCTACAGTTAGCGGTCTAGGCGTAACACCTAAGCCAAGTTATGGTTCTAACGGACAATACGCAATCGTTGTAACTAGCGACAACTCCAACACATTATGGTTCAAGAACTCCAGCGGAAACTGGGTAGTAGTTGGATCTGATGTCGAAACAGGATTTGCTAGTGCGGCAACATTCTCTAGCACAAGCTGGAAAACAAGCCATCCTGTTGTAGTTGCTACTGCATCTAACCCTAACCTAACAGCCTACAACGGCAACACATTGTTGATCAACGGACAAACTGTTACACTAAGTGGAACAACATTATCCGCTCTTGCATCTAGCATCAACGCCGCAATGAGAACACACGGTGTAGGTTGCCGCGTTAATACAGGCGGTTTCTTAGAACTATATGCAGATGCTCGTGCAAAATCCAACGGTTCAACACTTGACGGAAAGATTAAGATCGAAGAAGGCACCGGCTTAGAAGTTATGCTAACTGCTATCGGTTTAACAGCTGGTACATACGAAGGCGTAACACTATTCCAAGCATCTCACACTAAGTATCCAGACTTTGGTGATATGCCTACTGGCTCTGTTTATATCAAAACAACTACACCTAACAGCGGTGCAGATTGGTATGTAAAACTTTACAGTGCTAGCCAGGGAGCATTTAGCCTACAAAGCACAAGCATTTTTGACGAACATCAAACTGCGGTTAATAGCATTGATGCAACAGGTGATATTCCTGTAGGACGTATCTACATTCAACAGAACTACACAATGGGTTCTGGTACAAGTTCTACAAGTACAGTAGCACCGCAAGTTGTTTCCTTCAAAGCATTTAGACGCAATGCAACTGGCGCAACTAAGATTACTAGTGTTGCAACTACAGCTTCTGTAACAACAACTTCTAGCTTTACAATTAGCGAAGGTCTAGCAACTTCTACTAACGGCGCAGCTGACTACAGCAGTGCATACACAGTTAGTTTGGTTGCAGGCGATACAGTTGATACAATCGTCAGCAAGATCAATGCTCTTAATATGACATACGTAACTGCTAGCGTAGCAAGTACAAATGCTAGCGGGGCAGCTACAAGTTTAACTATCCAGCACAGCGCAGGAGGTCAGATTAACCTAAAGAACGGTACTGGCACACCTTTGACAACTGTACTAGGATTTAGCGCATGGAGCAGAGACAGCGAAACAGGTTTAGAGTCTGGTACAAAGAACCTATACGCAAAAGCTACATACGACAGCAGAGACATTACATTCTTTGCAAGTAACTGGAAGCCATTAGTTTATGAAGCTAAGGCACAGACTCCATTTACTGACGCAGCCGATGGCCAACTATGGTACAGCAGTGTTGTTGATGAAGTAGATATTATGGTTCATAACGGAACAACTTGGATGGGCTACAGAAATGTATATCCTCTAACTGATCCGGCCGGTCCTATTGTTGCTAGTGTTGCTCCAACAACACAGAGCACAGGTGATCCTTTAGTTGATAACGATATTTGGATCAGCACAGCAGATATCAGCGAGTACGGCAAGGCTGTATATGTACGCACAGGCGGCAAGTGGGTTGCACAAGACACCGCAGATCAAACAACACCTACAGGATGGTTGTTTGCTGACGCACGTTGGAGCACCGCAGGCACATTAGAGGATGCAGCAGATATTACTGATCTTCTAACTAGCGACTACTTAGATCCAGACGCACCAGATCCAGCATTATACCCACGCGGTATGAGACTATGGAACCTACGTCGTTCAGGATTTAACGTTAAGAAATATGTAGTTGAGCACTTAAACATTGACGCGAACGACGGCAAGAACGCTCGTTACAATGACGAACAAATGGACGGATCTAACAGCTCTACACCTTATGTAGCTAGTCGTTGGATCACAGTAAGCCCTAACCAGCCAACTGGACAAGGCAGCTTCGGTCGTCACGCACAGCGAGGTTTCGTTATCGAAGGTCTAAAAGCCTTAATCGACACTAACCAAAGCATCCGTGATACAGATACCGTAATCTTTAACTTGATTGCTACACCTGGATATCCAGAAGCAATTCAGAACATGATTGCATTCAACACTGACCGCGGTCTAACAGCATTTGTTGTTGGTGATACACCATTCCGCTTACTACCAACTGGTACTGAATTGAACAACTGGGGTATGAATACTGCCCTAGCATTTGATAACGGCGAAGACGGCGCAGTTAGCTATGACGAATACATGGCTATGTTCTATCCAAGCGGTTATGCAAATGACAACTTAGGTAACGCTATCGTTGTTCCTCCAAGCCACATGATGCTACGCACAATCGTTAATAGCGATGCTAAGAGCTTCCAATGGTTTGCACCAGCTGGAACACGTCGTGGAACAGTTGATAACGCAACTAGCGTTGGTTACATTACAAGCGAAGGCGAGTTCAAGACAACAAGCCTACCACAGAGCTTACGCGATGTAATGGCAGGTGTAAAGGTTAATCCAATTGCAACAATACCTGGTGCAGGTATTGTTAATTTTGGTCAATACACTCGTGCAAGAAACGCAAGTGCATTAGATCGTATCAACGTTGCACGTCTAGTAGCATACTTACGCAGACAGTTAAGTCTATTAGTTAAGCCGTTCTTATTTGAACCTAACGATAGAATTACTCGTAACGAAATTAAACAAGCAACAGAAAGTTTCCTATTAGAATTAGTAGGTCAAAGAGCGCTATATGACTTCTTAGTTGTATGTGATGAAACAAACAACACACCAACAAGAATTGACCGTAGCGAACTATGGTTAGATATTGCAGTTGAACCAGTCAAGGCAGTTGAATTCATTTACATTCCACTACGCTTGAAGAACACCGGCGATATTCAGGCAGGACTATAATAGGTAAATATAAGGACAAGGAGCAAATATAATGGCAATCGCAAGTTTAAGCAGATTCACAGTTCCGCTAGCAGGTGGCGGACAGAGTAGCACCGTCCAGGGCCTATTGATGCCGAAGCTGAAATATCGCTTCCGTGTATCGTTAGAGAACTTTGGTGTTACAAAGCCAACAACCGAACTAACAAAGCAGGTTGTATCTGCTGCGAGACCACAAGTTCAGTTTGAAAACCAAGTGCTACATGTTTATAACAGCCAGATCAACTATGCTGGTAAGCACACATGGCAACCAATGAACTTGAGTATCCGTGATGATTCTCAAGGTAATGTAACTAAGTTAGTTGGCGAGCAACTACAGAAGCAGTTCGACTTCTTCGAACAAGCAAGTGCTGCATCTGGCGCAGAGTACAAGTTCTTAACAAGAATTGAAATGTTAGACGGCGGTAATGGCGATAACCAGAATTGGTCTGCAAATGTTTTAGAAACATGGGAAATTTATGGATGCTACTTACAGAGCGTCAATTACAATGAATTAGCCTACGCAGAAAGTACAGCAATGGAAATTGCACTTACAATCCAATACGATAACGCACTTCAAATTGGACCTACAGGCACACCGGTGGGCTTGGGAGCAAGCGTCGGAAGAACCTTATCTTCCTTGGCTACAGGTTAATCTTAGCCAAACGAAAAAAGCCTCCGTTGGGGGCTTTTTTTACGACTAAATATTACTATGGCCAACGCATTTACTAATTTTTTAAGTCAGACCCTAACGACTCCTAACCAAGTTAGGGATTATCAACATGCCAGTAGATTGTATGTTGATGATTATTTTAGGCTGGCTCCTAAGGCCGGATTTCTGTATTATGTTGTGTTTAACATTAACAGAAACAACAATCCTATTATCAGTCAGTATCTTTCTAAGAATGGCCCTGAGCTAGGTTTATTAGTAAAGAACATTGATCTCCCTAAGTACAGAATAGCAACTGAAACTGTTAATCAATACAATAAGAAAACTATAGTTCAAAGCAAGATTGAATATCAACCTATTAGCATGGCATTTCATGATGACCACAACAACACTACAATTGGCCTGTGGAAGTCTTACTACAATTATTACTTTGTTGATGGTAAAAATACTTCAGGGCTATCTATCCCTGCATCATTCGGCGACACCAAATATAAGAAGATAGGAACAAACATAGACGAAAGTACTGCCTACGGTATGAACAACGGGCAGACTGATCCTTTCTTTAGAAGTATCGAAATCTATCAACTAAACAGAAAACAATTTACAGCGTTTATTTTAGTCAATCCTGTAATCACTGATTTTAGTCACGACAAACTAGACCAGACACAGACTAAACTTTTAGAAAATAACATGTCTATCCAATACGAAACAGTATTGTATGGAACTGGTCAAATTAAAAGAGATAATCCGACTGGCTTTGCAACTATTCACTATGACAGTACGCCTGGTCCATTAAGTGTATTTGGTGGCGGCAATAGCAGTATTCTTGGTCCAGGTGGAATTATCCCCGGTATTGGAGAAGTTCTCGGCGGTGGAGGAGATACTAGTCCATTAGGATTATTTAAAACAGCTAGAGGTGTTGCTTCTCTTGCTAAGAATGCAAAAAATATTACCAAGGCAGGAATTCTTGCAGAAGGCTACGGCATTCTTGATAAGGTTGCAAGAACAGGGCAACTACCGGATATTCTCACAGGAAAAAGTCCTGCAGGTCTTGCATTAGCAACACTTCCTGGAGAACAGCCAACTGGTGCAATTCCGAGATCTGCACAACCAGGTGGTGCAGGTTTTACGCTAGGCGGTCTAACTGCGGGTATAGGCGGCGCTGTTAGCGGACTAACTAGTAAAATTAGCAGTTCAATAAAAGGCCTACTTCCGTCCGGAGCCGGTACTACTGCGGCTGCATTATCAAATGCCAAAGCTGAAAAAACAGCCGCAGCCGCGGCGCTCGCAGCAGATATTGAAAAAAATCGAGGTCTAAAAGAAGAACTAGATGCACGCCTGGCGGCAGCTGAAGGAGATCCGGAAGCAACTGAGGCAATATATTCCGAATACGATGAACTAGGTTACACCGACCCGGATAAATTACAAGCTAGTTTAGAAAGCGTTCAACTAGAAGAAGCAGAATTAGAAGAACAATTAGCAGAAGCTGAACAAGCTGAAAACCCAGATGATACAGTCAGCTTTGAAGAAGACAATGAAACTGTTGTAACTCTTAATGACTCTGAGGATCTCGATGTTCAGGTAACTAATGTTTATGAACAAAATGATGATGATTCTACAACTACATATTTTGCATGATTTATACTAACTTACCATCAAAAGATACTTCGGGGTCTTCTAGTGATTTAACTAACAAACAGTTAAGTCAATATAATGACGTTCCGGTTCAACTTGATAATGAAACACTGACAGCTATGACAGGGCTATTGTCTAGCAAAGGCTTTAGCGAAGAATCAGCTGAAAACATTTCTATTACAATTATGATGCAGGCCAAGCGTGATAATTTTAATCCAATGAATGTACTAGACTCTATGCGCTCATTGGGTAATATAGAACTTAGCCAGTTTGTATCTGAGATTTTAAACTTCAACCGATACAAGACTAGCGTACTAGGTTCTGTACAAAAAGTTACGCCTGTTGATTTTGTTAAACGAAACATACTACCATAATGAGAAATACTGCCAAGGGCAGATTTGTGCCAAAGAACCCAGAGAAATACGTAGGCGGACACGATCCTATATATAGGTCAAGCTGGGAACACACATTTATGTTGTTCTGTGACAATAATCCTGCGGTTGAGCAATGGGCCAGTGAAGCTGTAAAAATTCCCTATCGAGATCCTTTAACAGGTAAAAACACAGTTTATGTTCCGGACTTTTTAATTGTATATACTGATAAGAATCTAAAACGTCATGCAGAGCTTATAGAAATAAAACCTAATAATCAAGCCATTAGAGAAGCTGTAGGTAAAAATCCTCATAACCAAGCACAGTATATTAAAAATCTAGCTAAATGGGAAGCTGCACAAGCATGGTGCAAGGGCAGAGGTATTAAGTTTAGAGTAGTCAGTGAGCGTGATATTTTCCATAATGGCAGCAAAAAGCGATAAGTAAAGATATGACTAAGAAACTTGAAGAACTTTTTAATCTGCCAGAGCCCGATGCTGATCCAGTGATTGCTCCGCAAGAAATCCCCGAACAGCAGGTAATTTCTCTACAAGAAAAACTTGAAGAATTTGATAAAATTTCCGCAGCACTTCCTAGAGTAAAAGGACTTGGTGATCTAAGCGATGCAGAATTAGATGGGCTTGCAAACAAAGCTGAAAAAGCCTACGACGATCTAATGGATTTAGGTATGAACGTAGAAGCAAGATATGGCGCACGTATGTTTGAAGTTGCAGGTGTAATGCTTAAGAACGCAATTGATGCCAAAAGTGCAAAGATTGACAAAAAGCTAAAGATGGTAGAATTACAGCTTAAAAAGTATGCTGTAGATAAAAAGAACGGCGATGCTCCTGCAGATGCTATTCAAGCCGAGGGTACGCTGATTACAGACCGTAATAGCCTGCTTGCAAAACTTAAAAATCTTGATAAATAAAGCATAGGAAAACCGCTATGAGATCATTCAAAGAATACCTAACAGAATCAGTTAAGAAATACGACTTTAGAATTAAAGTCGCACAGGAATGCACATCCGATAATGAAGCAAAAATGAAAGGCTTACTAGAGCGTTTCAGCGTAGCTGAGTTCAGCAAAAAAGGCAAGACTCCTATTCAGCAACTACCGTTAGATTTCCCTAAAATTAAAAACGCAGAAGTTAGCATCTACGAAGTAACACTAAGTTACCCTACTACTGCTAACGAATTACACAAATACCTAACAGCTGAAATGGGCATTAACGAAAACTACATGGTTGTACGTAGCCCGCTAGAACCAACTGAAGAATACCAAGCACCTGCCGAAACTCGTACAGGTGCTTTATTATCTGATCCAGATTATAAAGAAGCACCAAATGCAAAGTTTGATGACTTCTATGGTGAAAAATATAATAACTCATTTTTAAAGCAACTAAACGCCGACGCAGCCGAAAGACGCAAGCAACGTGGCGAACAGATCCCAAGCGCGGGTCAATAAAGGAAATAAAACATGGAAATGCTAGACATACTTAAAAGATTAGAAAGCGTAAAGGGATCTGAACCTAAGGCTGCACCTGTTGAAAAACCAGCAGTTCTAACCGAAGGTAAAGAAGTTGAAATCAATTTACCAGAACCTAATCTAAATGAATTAAAAGCACTGAGCGGAGTTAAGAAACAACTTAATGAATCTGTTATTGCTGAGTGCGGAATGATGGGAATGGGAGCACCGATGCCGCCTATGATGCCAGCAAGCATCAATATGAGTGCAGGCAATGCAGGCGAAATCGTTGCTATGATGCGTGGTATTATGGACCTTGCAAAAACAGACGAGCCAAGTCAAGGCATGGGAATGCCGTCGGCAGATCCTATGCTAAAGGCACTAGGCGATGTTGATATGGACGGTGATCACGATTCAAAAGATCACGAGCTAGAAAAACCAGACACTGGTCCTTTAACTGGCGGACCAGCAGGAATGGACGATAGTGGTGCAGACGAAATTGCAGATTTGATCAAGAAAGTTAAAACTGGACAACCAGTAAAGATTTCTACAGACATGCCAGTTAAAGTTACTAGCGACGAGCCAATCAAAGGCAGTACAACTGACAAATTGAACGCTCGTAGTGATGATGGCGAGGAAAGCTATGACAATAGTCCTAAGATTTCTACTCGTGATTATAACCCAAATGACTTTGCTCACGTAGTTAATAAAGTGCGTGACTTTGATTACACTCCTCCAAACAGCGGATCTAACCCAATGCCGGACGAGACAAAGAAAGACGAATCAGTTAATACAATGGCAGCTTTTGAAGCCAAGCTATTTGACGAATACAAAAAGTTCGTAGCAGAAGGTCCAGACATGGACAAGATTCCTGCTTTCATGCGAAAGCAGAAAGAAAAGAGTCAAAAGACCGCAGATGCCGCTACAGAAAAGAGAAATCAAAGTTCTGGCGCTAAAGTTTGGTCTAACAAACGTTAATCCAAAATTAACAAATCAATAGCCTCTCCGGAGGCTATTTTTTTCGGTAAATATTTTCATGGCAGTTAATAAGTACGACAATCTAGTTAAGAAGCCCTTTGCTACCCAGACATGGACAGAAAAGGATATTGAGGATCTGATGAAATGTCAGGATCCTGTAAATGGCCCTCACTACTTTCTTGAAAACTTTTTTCATATTCAACACCCAGTTAAGGGCAAGTTGCTTTACGATCCCTATGAATATCAAAAGAGATTAATCGACAGTTATCATAATCATCGTTTCAATGTAAATCTTTTACCTCGTCAAACAGGTAAAACAACTACAGCCGCAGGATACCTATTGTGGTATGCTATGTTTGTTCCAGATGCAACGGTTCTAGTTGCCGCGCACAAATATACAGGTGCTCAGGAAATTATGTCACGTATTCGTTACGGGTACGAACTTTGTCCTGATCACATTCGTTGTGGTGTTAAGAGTTATAACAAACAGAGTCTAGAGTTTGACAACGGTAGTCGTATTATTGCACAAACAACTACACCTACTACTGGTCGAGGTTTGTCGCTATCCTTACTATACGCAGACGAATTTGCGTTCGTTGAACCAAACATTGCTAGCGAGTTCTGGACTTCTATTTCGCCTACACTAGCAACTGGTGGTAAAGCAATTATTACTTCAACTCCTAACTCGGACGAAGATCAGTTTGCTCAAATTTGGAAAGAAGCTAACAAACGATTTGACGACTTTGGTAACGAGCAAGAACTAGGTCGTAACGGATTCTTCCCCTTTAGAGCACACTGGAGCGAACATCCTGATCGAGATGAGGAGTGGGCAAACACAGAAAGATCACGTATTGGAGAAGAACGATTCCGTCGAGAACACGAGTGTGAATTCTTAATCTTTGATGAAACGCTGATCAATAGTATTACTTTGTCTGACCTAGAAGGAATAGAACCCATAATGAAAATGGGGCAAGTTCGGTGGTATAAAAAGATACGACCGGATAGCCTCTACGTAGTATCTCTTGACCCTAGCCTAGGTACGGGTGGAGATTATGCAGCCATACAAATTGTAGAAGTTCCTAGTTTCGATCAAGTAGGAGAGTGGAACCATAACACTACGCCTGTACAGCAACAAGTGCGGATCATGCGAGAAATCTGCCGGTACATTGACGGAGAATGTGCTAAGTCAGAAAATCGAGGACAGATCTATTACTCTGTCGAAAACAATACTGTAGGAGAAGCCGCATTAGTTGCTATTAACGAAATGGGTGAAGAAACTGTGCCTGGAATGTTTATGAGCGAGCCGATTAAGAAAGGACATGTTCGTCGGTTCCGTAGAGGTTTCAATACCACTAACGTTAGCAAGATTGCTGCCTGTGCAAAGCTCAAGCAGTTAATTGAGCAAAAGCGTCTAAAAATTAAGAGCAAAGCATTGATTAGTGAGCTTAAAACATATATTGCAAACGGTGTTAGTTTTGAAGCAAAAGTTAATGAGCACGACGATTTAGTATCTAGTATGCTTTTAGCAGTTCGTATGATCAGTATGCTGGGTGATTGGGATCCTACAGTTTATGAGAAAATGATCGAAGACAGGGCGCTAGATGAAGCTGACTTGCCCATGCCGATCTTTGTATCACATTTTTAATAAATACGCTAATGAACATCATTGAATTTATTGCACAAGACGTTTTTGACAAAGTTCGCGGCCGCTTCACTAATTTAGAAATGGGCGACGATCAGGGTACAATTACAACTAACCCCAAAGACGCACGATTTTTTGACTTTGATTTTGTCATAGAGGGCAACAATCTAGGTCGTGTCAGCGTTTCTATTCATGAGCTAGGAACATTGAAAATCTTCTATAGCCAAGGAATTACAGAAGACGTTGATACAGTTACACTTAACGAGTGGTATGAATTTTTAAGAGAAATGCGATATTTTGCCAAGCGCAGAATGTTGCGTTTTGACACACGAGATATTACTAAGAGTAATTTGAACAAGAACGACTTTCAGTATCTTGCACAAACAGGAACTAAGGAAAATACTATGAATGAATCTGCAATGATTGCACGTGGTCCAAAGACCAGCATGAGAAAATTAGAAAATACACGTCTAATTGTACGCCACTCTAAAGCAATCGATGAAACACAAAAAGGTGCAAGAAGCCGCAACATTAATGCACTATTCATTGAAAATTCGGACGGAGAGCGTTTCAAGTATCCATTCATACACTTAGCTGGTGCAAAGGCTATGCAACGTCACGTAGCTAACGGCGGCCGCCCTTATGACGAAGCCGGTAAAGAAATTATTAACCTAAGTGAAAAAGTTAGTCAATTAGTTGCATTCAAACGTCACGTTGGACATCACGACGGAATGAATACAGAAGTTAATGAGATTTTAGAACGCAGTCAAGGTAAGTTAAACGAACTTAGAAAAACAATTGAATGTCTGAGCGGACAAAAGTTTTACGAGCAATGGATTTCTGAACTACAGCCTAGTGAAGATGACGGATTTGTACTTGACCAAGCAACTATGGAAGACTACAAAGACAAATTTACACAAAAGAATTTTAAAGAAGATCTAACTCAATATTTCCCACTAATTCATAAAATTATGCAAGAAGCCGGAGAAATTGATCTTACACAAGTAGCACAGTCATTCAATAATCTAGACGAAACAATGGATGACGATTCTGTTGATCCGTTCGCTGCATTTGAGTCTTGGACAGTAGCAGTTACTGAAGGAACACTAGAGCCAGATACAATTATGGCTCTTAAAGATTTACTAGACAGTGGCTTGACTTACGGTGGCCCAGATGCAACTGGCGCAATAGAAGCATTACAGGGCATTGGCGTTCATAACGAAACATTAGAAAAAGCATTAGCAGCAAACGCAGAATTAAATCCAGAAGGTGATCCTAAAGAAATCATCATGTCTTGGTTAATGAAAGACGATCCAGAAGCAGCTCAAGAATTGGGTGCGGCTGAACAACCTGTACCGGCAGCACCGGCTCCTGCACCTGCTGTAGATCCTGCGGCAGCACCGCAACAACCTGTAGCAGAATCTCCAGAAGATCGCACAAGCTATCAAGTGGCAAAAATTTTATTTGATAAAGGCATCAAATACGATTCGGCAAAAGAAGATGATCTAATTAGTGCCATTGGAATGATTCTAATAAAAGAATTTAATATGAGTCCAAAGCAGGCAAGATATATGATCAGTTACGATGAAGACTTTGTTTCTGACACACTTGGCGAATTAGGACACATGGACAAAGAAATGCCCGAAGAAGGAGAAGACATGGAAAATGCAGAAAGCAAACCAGAAGGTCATACTCCGTCTATGAAAGAAATTGTAGAATTTATCAAACCGTTCTACAATAAACACGCAGCCGAACAAGGATTAGGCGAGTGGCGTAAAGGACCGACTGAGCTAGGTATTATGGCCGGCAAACAGTTTGGTGATCATGTTGGCAAACTAGTTGAAAAGTATGTCGAGCAAATGCAGGCGAAGACTGAAGCAATGCGTGGGCAACAGGCAGTAGCTCAGCAATTTGAAGACATTAAGCGCCTAGCAGGGCTTTCAAAAATTTAAATCAACTAGACCTCACAAGATAATTATATAAAATTTGTGAGGTCTTATGATTAAAAAATTAGAATCGTTTGAGTACGATTTTCACGGCGATCTGTTTATTGACATTGGCGGAAATGTAGGCATGTGGTCGTCCGCAGTATATGATGATTACAAGAAGATTGTTTTCGTTGAGCCATCGTCAGAAGCAATGGATGCTGCCAAAACCAAAATAAATGATCAGCAGAATAAGGTTAAGTTCTTAAAAAACATCTGTTCAAATGAACTAGGAGTGGAAAAATCAATCCACACACCTTCGGCTGATTCCGGTCAATTTTCTGTATTCGGAAAAGATTTATATTCCGAACTTGACCGATCCGAAGAAAATATCAAAACTATTACACTTGACAGTTTAATTCCAGAAGCAACTGCTGGAGATAGAGTACTGGTAAAAATTGATACTGAAGGTAGTGACTTAGATGTTATTTTAGGTGGTAAAGAATTCATCAAACAATTTAAACCTACACTAGCAATTGAATTCCATTTTCACATGTACTTTGACGATGCCAAATACGAAGAAGTGGTAAATTTCTTAAATGACCTTGGGTATGTTGTAACAGAATATAAGTTTCCAGGATACGCAGGCGAGCCCTACAGAGTATTTGACGGCAAGCATAATGGTAAAGAAATGTACGATCTTCATTATCACATGTTGGCAGAACCTAGTCAATAATTTAAGCCATTTAGGTTGCAATGATAAATAAAACTGTGCATACTAAACACATGCACAGTTTTTCTTTTTAGTCAGTGGGCTTTAAAGAAGAGGCATAATAAAAACATTTTAAGGAAAAATCATTATGGCAACTTTAGCAGAAATCCGAGCAAAACTTCAACAAGCATCTCAACAAAACGGCGGTGGCTCGACCGGCGGAGACAACGCAATTTACCCCCATTGGAATATCGCAGAAGGACAAACAGCAACAGTTCGTTTTGTCGCGGATGCAGACCCTAACAACACTTTCTTCTGGATTGAACGTGCAATGATCAAATTGCCATTCGCCGGAGTTAAAGGCGAAGCCAATTCCAAGCCTGTGACTGTGCAAGTCCCATGTATGGAAATGTGGGGCGAAACATGTCCTATTCTTACAGAAGTTCGTCCTTGGTTCAAGGACAAGAGCCTAGAAGAAATGGGTCGTAAATACTGGAAAAAGAAGAGTTACCTCTTCCAAGGCTTTGTAGTCGATAGCCAGTACAAGGAAGATGGAAAACTTCCAGAAAATCCAATTCGCCGATTCATCATCGGTAGTCAAATCTTCAACATTATCAAGGCAGCTCTGCTTGACCCTGATATGGAAGAATTGCCAACAGACACCCTTCGCGGTGTTGATTTCCGCATTGTTAAAACTAGCAAGGGCGGATACGCAGACTACTCTACATCCAACTGGGCTCGTCGCGAACGTGCTCTAAATGATGAAGAACAGTCGGCTCTTACTCAGTACGGCGCCTTCAATCTCAAGGACTTCTTACCTAAGAAGCCAGGTGAAGTTGAACTCAAAGTCATGAAAGAAATGTTTGAGGCATCAGTTGATGGCGAAGCATTTGACATGGAACGTTGGGGTCAATACTTTAAGCCAAGTGGCTACAACGCACCAGCAGGTTCTTCTGCTCCTGCGGCAGCACCAAAGGCAGCACCTGCACCTGCTCCAGTAGCAGAAAGCGCAGATGACGCACCTTGGGAAGAACCAAAGGCGGCAGCACCTGCTCCAGCAAGTTCCGGTGGTAGTGAAGCATCCAGCCGTGCTCAGGACATCCTAGCAAAAATCAAAGCCCGTTCTGGTCAATAATTTAGGAGGTCAATATGGCTAAAGCATTTGACATTTCTAAGTTTCGTAAATCTATCACCAAGTCTATCGACGGCTTAGGTATTGGATTTAACGACCCTACTGACTGGATCAGTACTGGAAACTATGCTCTTAACTATTTGATCTCGGGGGACTTCAACAAGGGAGTCCCCCTTGGCAAAGTTACAGTGTTTGCAGGTGAGTCTGGCGCAGGTAAATCGTATATCTGTTCCGGAAACATTATCAAGAACGCACAAGAGCAGGGCATCTATGTTATCTTAGTTGATAGCGAAAACGCACTTGACCAAGCATGGTTAGAGGCGCTAGGTGTAGATACAAGCGATGATAAGTTGCTAAAACTCAACATGGCAATGATTGACGACGTGGCAAAAACCATTAGTGAATTCATGAAAGAGTATAAGGCAATGCCTCAGGAAGAACGTCCCAAAGTTTTGTTTGTCATAGACAGTCTTGGTATGTTACTGACCCCTACTGACTTGAATCAGTTTGAAGCGGGCGACCTAAAAGGTGACATGGGCCGTAAGCCTAAGGCATTGACTGCATTGGTTCGTAACTGTGTTAATATGTTTGGTTCGTATAATGTTGGTTTGGTCTGTACCAATCACACATACGCAAGCCAAGACATGTTTGACCCGGATGATAAAATCAGTGGTGGTCAAGGCTTTATCTATGCCAGTTCCATTGTTGTTGCTATGCGTAAGCTCAAACTTAAAGTTGATGCAGACGGCAACAAAACTTCTGAAGTACATGGTATTCGTTCAGCATGTAAAATCATGAAAACACGTTATGCCAAACCTTTTGAAGCTGTTCAGGTTGAGATTCCTTATACAACAGGTATGAGTCCCACAAGCGGACTAGTTGATCTGTTTGAAGCAAAAGGTGTCTTGACAAAAAGCGGAAATAAGCTACAATATGTAAGCAAAGAGACCGGCGAAGTTCATTCAGAATTTCGTAAAAACTGGACAGAAGATAAATTAAAGGTCATTATGGACGAGTGGGATGAAACTATTGTTATTCCTGCTCCAACAGATGAAGTAACCGAGGAAGCATAATGGATGAAAGTCTAATCATGGAGATCTGGGATACTTTCCGCGAGTATATCTCAGACAAAAACAAGGAAGTAGCGGCACATCAGTATGTCGATTACCTTTTAGGTAAAGATATTGAGGTTCCTGCACTCGAAGCGCTCATGGGGTATGACCCTCATCTCGACATTGCCATCAAGGCAGTAGTTGATGAGCAAGCTGAGTGGAGCGAAGACGAGGCCGAAGGCGATTACTACGACGAAGACGAGGATTATTAATGAATTGGTACAGCAAAGTAAGCAAGGATATTGCTCACTTACCAGGCTGTATTGATTATTACTACTCTGAGTTAGAAGAAGCTAAGAAAGAGGTCAAGATCTACGGAAACGTGGAGAAGGCCTCTGCTTCTTTGCCAGGCATTGTAGCGCATAGATTCAATCAACTCCAAGAAATTGAAGGTATCCTTGAATATTTGAACATAGAGTTGCGACGACTCAAGTCTAAGACGTTTAAAAAATATTTAGAAAACTATCAGAGAGCATTAAGCTCAAGAGATGTCGAAAAATATGTCGAAGGCGAAGCAGATGTTGTTGATATGGAGAAAATCATCAACGAATTTGCTCTACTACGCAACCAATGGTTAGGTATAATCAAGGGACTAGACATTAAACAGTGGCAGGTAAGCAATATTATTAAACTCCGTACAGCAGGTATGGAAGATGTGACGATATAATCATGAAACTATACATCGAAGACCTAATTTGCAGGCTTGGGAACTCTGGACAATACATGTTCGACCCAGAAATTTCTCTCTGGGACATGGATAAGAAGGTTGTTACCAGCTTGGCTCAAAATCCCTCCATTGGAAAAGGATTTACTGAGAAGCAACGAGCTCTTGTTTTGAGACTTTGTCAAAAATACAGGAATCAATTGGCCATGTACTTAGGTGCAGATGCACATGATGCACTAGACAATCCGGAATTTAGATTTCCCATAGTCGAACCGGCGACCTATGAAAAGAGCATTACGGTCCGAGACAAGGAAATTGTGGTAAAATTCCCCTATAATGAAGATCTGGTGTCAAAAATCAGAAAATATAGGGACCTGCATCACATGAAGCTTTGTGAGTGGGACGCTGATAACAAGGTATGGAAGTTTGCTCTCGAAGAATCTAACATCCATTGGATTGCCTATAACATTGTAAATCTCGGCTTTACAGTGGATGAAGAGTTTGCCCGCTATTTTGACGAAATTTCCGAAATTTTAGAGAAAATTGAAGATCATTTGCCCATGGTGGTACATGACGGTGAGAAGTTTTCATTCATCAACACGCATCATACCATTCCACAGCCGACATCTAATGATGTTGCAGAAACACTGCTATTGGCCAAATACTACGGAATTTCAACATGGGACGAAAATGTCGAAAAATTGATGGAAAATGCAAATTTTTCGCCTGTTTTGACTTCATTTTTGCAAGAATCGAGACCAAATAGTCTAGAATTCGACCTGAATGAAAATCCCGTTGATCAACTATCAACCCTGTTCAAACATAATTTGCCAGCTTTGATCGTTATTCCAGGATACAATGAATTCTTTTCACTAAAGGCCTGGGCTTTGTGGTTAAAAAAGCAAGGAATTCCTGAAAAAGACATCAGTGTGTTGTTTAGATTGCCTAACAGTACAGGCAACTTGTTGAATGAATTTATTAAACAAGAAAATTTAAACAACCCCTTGGACGAAAATACCAAGGTAGTTTTTGTTAGTCAAAAGATTCCTAAGCCATTGATTAAATCTGGCATAGATTTTAAACTAATATTGAATTTAGGCAGTTTGTCAGGGGTGCATTACAGCATCAGCACCTACTTAGACAATCGCCCAGATGTTATAAGATATACAGATAAGAATAAAACAGGATATCAGTTTGGCCTATTGTAAAATTGTAATCAAAGACGAGGTCAATGTTAAAATTGAAAACCTTGACCTAGACACTCGAAAGGATCTGGTCAAGAAATTCAAGTTTTTTGACCAAAAAGCTCGTTACCTACCAGCATACAAATTAGGTAGGTGGGATGGCTGTACCAGTTTCTTTGGCCTAGGCGGTACCACTTACATGAGCATCCTCCCTGAGGTTATTGAAGAGCTCATCCGTCAAGGATATGATCCAGTACTTGAAGATCATCGTATCCCAGTTGAGCTAAAATTTGAGAAAATTTCCGAAGATTTTTGGGGTGAGCTGTGTTGGCCTGAAGGACATCGTTTTGCAGGAGAACCTATTCGACTACGCGATGACCAAGTCGAAGTAGTCAATAAGTTTTTAGAGAATCCTCAGTGTATTCAAGAGATTGCTACTGGTTTTGGCAAGACCATTACCACCGCAACTTTGAGTAAAATTTGTGAAAAATATGGTCGAACAATAACCATTGTTCCTAACAAAAGTCTTGTTGAGCAAACAGAGGAAGATTTTATCAACTGTCAGCTTGATGTAGGTGTGTATTACGGAGATCGAAAAGACTTAGATAAAACACATACTATCTGCACTTGGCAAAGTTTGAATATTTTAGACAAAAAATCCAAAAATACCACAGATGATGACATCCTAACATTGGCAGAATTTCTCAACGGTGTTCAAACAGTTATCGTTGATGAAGTTCATATGGCCAAGGCAGATGTGTTGAAAAAACTATTGACACAAAATCTTGCCAACTGTTCGATTCGTTGGGGACTAACTGGAACAGTACCTAAAGAAGACATTGAATTTATGAATATTCGCGCCGGCCTAGGCGAAGTTGTTCATAAAGTTGCCGCACACGAACTTCAAGAAAAAGGTGTGTTGAGCGCATGTCATGTGAATGTTATTCAAACTGCCGAATGGAAAGAGTTTGAAAGTTATCCAGCCGAACTAAAATATCTAGTCACTGACAAAGATCGTATTACCTGGATGAGCAAACTGATAAAAGGTATTGCAGAAAGCGGAAATACACTAGTCTTGGTTGACAGAATTGAAACCGGGCGTATAATTGTAGAGAACATACCAGATGCAGTTTTTATTTCTGGTGAAGTAAAAACTAAAGACAGAAAAGAAGAATACGATGAAGTTAAAACTGCTGACAACAAGATTATTGTGGCGACTTATGGTGTGGCCGCTGTGGGTATTAATATCCCTCGTATTTTTAATCTGGTTATGGTGGAAGCCGGAAAGAGCTTTACAAGAGTTATACAGTCTATTGGGCGAGGCATTAGAAAAGCAGACGACAAAGACTTCGTACAGATCTGGGATATTACTGCGGCAACGAAATATGCAAAGAGACATCTTACTGAACGAAAGAAATTCTATAAGGAAGCGAAGTATCCGTTCGCTATTGAAAAGGTAAAATACTAATGCAAATTTTAACATTAGAAAATAAAATATATCACTTAAACGACTTACCAGAGGAAGTTGATGATGATTTAAGGTTTGCAGTTTTAGATAACAGCGACAATCAAAATCCTGACTACTTTCATATTCCATTAATTTTCTTGGAAAGTTTTACAGCACCTGCGGCAGTGCTAAAGGTAGGACCATATACTGTTAATATGCCGTTAGATTGGTGCACCATTGTTGGCGATCCAGAAGGTCCTGAAATGGAAATTATTCCACTAACTAGTCTAAACGATCGAGGATTTAAAACTTTTATTTTTAATCCTTTGAGTAGTTTTAGACCCGAGTTCTATGACATTGACATCATTGATGTCTATCAAGATGTTAAGTGGTATTTTCCTAAAATGAAGCCAGGCCAGCTTCTATGTACTCCACTGAACAATGAGCCTAAACCTCCATGTGCATACTTTGTTAAAGAGGTTAGCAGACAAAGTGAAATTGTCGATTATTCGAGGTGTTGGTGATGCAAATTAAATTTCATAATCATGATATAGGCGGAGAAGTTGTTAAAGATAACGAAACATATCTTCTCAAAGACAACAAAACTTTAAAGAATCTTGTTCTTAGTTCGACAAAATTGTATAGAGGACAAGCTACTCGCGGACACAGCCATGCAGGACAAGAAGAGGTATATTTCTTTGTTCAAGGTACTGGCATGATGATTGTTGATGAAGAAAAATTTAGGGTTAATTCGGGAGACATCATTCTAATTCCAGACGGTGCTTTTCATCGTGTAATTAATGATGGCGAAATGCACCTAGTATTCAACTGTGTCTTTGACGGAAAACGGAATCACTAATGGGTTCTCTTACTCCCGGAGCTAAACTAATATACGAGCGAGTAGGTGACACCGTTTATGCTCGCGAGGAAGGCAGCACTGAAAGGACTGTAGTGGGCTACAATTATCACAGAGATCCGCTGGATCACAGAAATTACATGAGCAGTCCAAAAGATGCTCAACTTTGGCATGATATTCGGCAAGCGGCATTGACTGACAAAGAGTTGCAAGAAGCCCTAGATCGTGTTAAAGTATT